GCTGGACGCATAAGGGCCAGCCTACGCAGGACACGCGCATCCCCGACAGCGTGATCCGCGTGATGCGCCACAAGGGCAAGATCGGGCGGGACATCGACCACCCCGCCGTGTTCCCGGTGGCGCTGCCGGAGTTCGTGATCGAAGCCTACACCGACGCGGGCGACCTCGTGTTTGAACCCTTTGGCGGCAGCGGCACGACGATGCTGGCTGCCGAGCGCACGGGCCGTATCTGCCGCAGCGTGGAGATCGCGCCGGAGTACGTGGACGTCGCCATCAAGCGCTTCCGGCAGAACCATCCCGGCGTGCCGGTCACGCTGATCGCTACCGGCCAGTCCTTCGAGCAGGTCGCCGCCGAGCGGGAAGCCACCCATGACACTGAGGTGGTGGCATGAGCTGGTTCGCCGACAAGATCGAGCAGTGGCCGACCGCGAAGCTGCTGCCCTATGCCCGCAACGCGCGCATCCACTCCGAGGAGCAGGTGGCCCAGATCGCGGCCAGTATTGTGGAGTTCGGATTCACCAATCCGATCCTCGCGGGTAGCGACGGCATCATCGTGGCTGGCCACGGTCGGCTCGCAGCCGCCCAGAAGCTCGGGCTGAAGATCGTACCGGTGGTCGTGCTCGATCACCTGACGCCGACGCAGCGCCGCGCCCTGGTCATCGCGGACAACCGCATCGCCGAGAACGCGGGCTGGGACGACGCGATGCTGCGGATCGAACTGGAAACCTTGCAGCTCGAAGGCTTCGATCTGGACATCACCGGCTTCGAAGCCGACGCGCTGGCCGAACTGATCGCGGGCGACGAGCCGGACAACGAGGGGCAGACGGATGAAGATGCGGTGCCGGAGGTCGGCGAGACGCCGATTTCGCGCCCGGGCGATGTCTGGATCATGGGCCAGCACCGCCTGCTGTGTGGCGACGCCACCGTCGTTGATGATTACGACCGGCTGATGCAGGGTGACGCGGCGGACATGGTTTTCACCGATCCGCCGTACAACGTGAACTACGCCAACAGCGCCAAGGACAAGATGCGCGGCACGGATCGCGCGATCCTCAACGACAACTTGGGCGACGGCTTCTACGACTTCTTGCTGGCGGCGCTGACGCCCACCGTGGCGCATTGCAGCGGCGGGATCTACGTGGCGATGTCCTCCAGCGAACTCGACGTGCTGCAGGCCGCGTTCCGCGCCGCCGGTGGCAAGTGGTCGACCTTCATCATCTGGGCCAAGAACACCTTCACGCTGGGCCGCGCCGACTACCAGCGCCAGTACGAGCCGATCCTGTACGGATGGCCCGAAGGGGCGACGCGCCACTGGTGCGGCGACCGCGATCAGGGCGATGTGTGGGCGATCAAGAAGCCGCAGAAGAACGATCTGCATCCGACGATGAAGCCGGTGGAACTGGTCGAGCGTGCCATCCGCAACTCCAGCCGCCCCGGCAACGTGGTGCTCGACCCGTTCGGCGGTTCCGGCACGACGCTGATTGCAGCGGAGAAGTCTGGCCGCGTTGCGCGGCTGATCGAACTCGATCCGAAGTACGTGGACGTGATCGTGCGCCGGTGGGAGGAGTTCACCGGCAAGCAGGCCACCCGCGAGGCGGATGGCGCGGCGCTCGATCAGGCGGCGAGCAACTCGTCGTTGATCTCGCAGTGAATCACGAAGCCCGTCAGGTAAGGCAGGCCGCGCGGGATGCCGTAGTCCTTGCTGGTCTGGCGTCCTATCGTCCAGCCCATCCAGCGTGCGGTGGTGGAGTTGATCGCGTCGACCAGGGTCTTGCCCTCGTACAGCCCGTTCTGCACGTCGTCGGCAAAGTGGCGTCCGTGGCGGCTGTCGAGGAAGATCCGCACCGATTCGAGGGGCTGGCCGGTGGTGTCCGAGATGGCAGTCATCGCCAGGGGCCACGCGGTGCTGGCGTGCTCGTTCATCGTGTTCCAAAAGCCCCAGGCATCGTTCTGGGTGGCGGGAATCTGGTTGCTGGTCATGGTGCTTTTCCTTTCGGGTTGATCGTTGCGACACCCGTAGTAACGCGCTGTTCGATGGAGAAGCCAAGCGCCGCTTGGCCTCTTTCTCGATCTTTCTGATCAGGCGATGCGGTAGACCCGCTCGCCGCCCTGCGGTTTGTCTGACGTGATGGTCAGACCGAGTTTTTTCTTGAAGGCTCCGGCGAAGGTGCCGCGCACCGTGTGCGCCTGCCAGCCGGTGGCGGTGCAGATCTGGCCGATGGTCGCGCCCTCGGGACGTTGCAGCATCCGGATGACTTCGGCCTGCTTGCTGTTGTCGCGGGTGCGGGGCTTGGTCTGTGCCGTTGCGGCGTTCTTGGCCCACTCGGCCTCACACGCGGCCACGTCGGCCTCCAATTCGGCGTCTGTGGTCTGCGGTGCTGCGGTGGCGTCAGGCGCGTCCTGCGCCGTTTCGGCGTTGGCGATGATCGCGTCGAGGTTTGCCTCGAATTTGGAGACGCGCGTGGCGCTGACGTGCGGGCGCTTCATGCCCAAGGCGTCGTAGCCCTCGGCGGCGACGCACCAGCCTTCGCCGTCGGGCGTGATCAGGGCGCGGTTGAACAGGCCTTCGAGCACCTTCTTGCGTGCGCCGCCTTTGATGTTGTCAGGGAACCATTCGATCTTGCCCGCGCTGGTGTTGATGGCCTTGGCGAGGATGGCGTGCTGGGCAGGGGTGAGTTGGGTGGTGGTCATTTGCTGTTCCTTCGGGGTGGTGGATGACGATGTGATGAACGCGCTGTTCGGCAGTAAAGCCAAGCGCCTTCTGCTTGGCTTCGTTGTTTCTCGATCAGCTCTTGGCGATTTCTGCTTCCGTGGCCTTCGGCATCGACGCGCCCAGTTCGACGCCTGCCTTGAAGGCCGCTTCCAGCGCGTCCCGGATGCACCAGACTGCCGTGTCGTGGAAATCCAGGCTGTCGGCGTGGCGGGTTTCCAGGGTGTCGAGGCCCAGATGCTTCTGGGCGATCAGGGTGAGGATGGTGTCGATCTGACTCATGGTTTCGTCCTTCTGGATGCGTTGGTGACGATGGCATTCACGCGCTGTGCGCCGGTGAAGCCAAGCGCTTTTGATCGAAATCGGCACGTGGTTTCGTGTGCGATTTCAGCTCTTGCGCAAGGTGGCAATGCCAACCTGTGCCAGATCAAGCGCAGCGCAGCGGAAAGCGTTTTCTGCGGCCCATGGCGCGATGCGAACGTCGTCGAGCATCTGGTCGATCACCCTGGCGCTTTTGGCGCGCATCGCGGCGCAGGCTGTTTCCAGTTCATCGCGGCTTGCGTTGGCCACCTCCTCACGGCAGGTACGTACCAGCACGGTCAGTGCGGCATCGGCGAGTTTTTTGGCCAGGGTGTCGAGGTTGCTGATGTCCATCTTTCGTCCTTTCAGGATGTGGTTGGCGTGACGTGATGAACGCGCTGTTCCCGATGGAAGCCAAGCTCAATCCGCAGAAGCGACGAACAAATGATTGAAGGTGACGATGGGACTCTCGATTCGCGCCTACGCGCGCCACCGTGGCGTGTCGCACGTGGCCGTGAAGAAGGCCATCGACACCGGGCGGATCACCGCACTGCCTGACGGCACGATTGATCCGGATGCGGCGGACGCGCAGTGGGCACAGAACACATTGCAGCCACGCCGGGCCGTTGCCCAGGAGAAGGTCAGCAGCCCGAAAGCCCGGCGCGCGCCCGCAATTGCCGATGCAATGCCGCAACGCGAGGCGTCCGAACCGGGCACACCGCCGCTGTCAGCGGGCGGCACGTCGCTGCTCCAGGCGCGCACCGTCAACGAAGTGCTCAAGGCCCAGCTCAACAAGGTGGAGCTGGCGCACCGCAAGAAGGAACTGGTGGATCGGGCGCAGGCTGTGGCCCACGTTTTCAAGCTGGCGCGCATCGAGCGCGATGCGTGGCTCAACTGGCCCGCGCGCATCTCGGGGCAGATGGCCTCTGCGCTCGGCGTCGATGCGCACCAGATGCACGTCGCGCTGGAGGCCGCCGTGCGTGAGCACCTGATTGAGTTGGGCGAACTCCGCCCGCGTGTGGATTGATGATGAACGACTACGAAGGCGTGCAGGAGATTGAACGCGCGTGGCGCGACGGCTTGACGCCCGATCCGCTACTGACGGTGTCGGAATGGTCAGATCGACACCGGATGCTCTCCAGCAAGGCGTCCGCCGAACCGGGCCGCTGGCGCACCGCCCGCACGCCGTATCTGAAGGCCATCATGGATTGCCTGTCGCCGACCTCGCCGGTCGAGCGCGTGGTGTTCATGAAGGCCGCGCAGCTCGGCGCGACCGAGATGGGCAGCAACTGGATCGGCTACGTCATCCACCACGCACCAGGGCCGATGATGGCGGTGTGGCCGACGGTGGAAATGGCCAAGCGCAATTCCAAGCAGCGCATCGACCCGCTGATCGAGGAGTCGGCGGCGCTGGCGGAACTGATCGCTCCGGCGCGTTCGCGCGATTCGGGCAACACGATTCTGGCGAAGGAGTTTCGCGGTGGCGTGCTGGTGATGACGGGCGCGAACAGCGCCGTCGGCCTGCGCTCGATGCCGGTGCGGTATTTGTTCCTCGACGAAGTGGACGGCTATCCGCTGGATGTCGAGGGCGAAGGCGATGCGATCTCGCTGGCCGAGGCGCGCACGCGCACCTTCGCGCGCCGCAAGATCTTCATCGTGTCGACGCCGACGATCTCGGGCGCGTCGGCCATCGAGCGCGAGTACGAGGCCAGCGACCAGCGTCGCTACTTCGTGCCGTGCCCGCACTGCAACCACCCGCAATGGCTGCGCTTCGAGCAGCTGCGCTGGGACAAGGGCCAACCGGAAACGGCGGCCTACATCTGCGAGGCATGCGACACCGCGATTGCCGAGCACCACAAGACCTGGATGCTGGAGCACGGCGAATGGAGGGCGATGGCCGAGGGCAAGACGGCAGGTTTTCACCTGTCGTCGCTGTACAGCCCGGTGGGCTGGCGTTCGTGGCGCGACATCGCTGCGGCGTGGGAAGCCGCCGTCAACAAGGAGTCAGGATCGGCCGCCGCCATCAAAACCTTCAAGAACACCGAACTCGGTGAGACGTGGGTCGAGGAAGGCGAAGCGCCAGACTGGCAACGGCTGGTCGAGCGCCGGGAGGATTATCGCATCGGCAGCGTGCCGCAGGGCGGTCTGCTGCTGGTGGGCGCGGCGGACGTGCAAAAGGATCGCATCGAAGCCTCGGTCTGGGCCTTCGGGCGCGGCAAGGAATCGTGGCTCGTCGAGCACCGCGTGCTGATGGGCGACACGGCGCGCGACGCGGTGTGGAAAGCCCTGGCCGCGATGCTGGCCGAACAGTGGACGCACGCCTCGGGCACGGCGATGCCACTGGCGCGTTTCGCGCTGGACACCGGCTTTGCCACACAGGAGGCTTATGCCTTCGTGCGTGCCTGCCACGACCCGCGCGTGATGGCGGTCAAAGGTGTGGCGCGCGGTGCGGCGCTGATCGGCACACCGACCGCCATCGATGTCTCGCAGGGCGGCAAGAAGCTGCGCCGGGGCATCAAGGTGTACTCGGTGGCGGGCGGTATCGCCAAGCTGGAGTTCTACAACAACCTGCGCAAGAGCGCCGATGTCGGCGAGGACGGACTGACCCCGGTGTTTCCTGCCGGGTTCGTCCACCTGCCCAAGATCGACGCCGAGTTCATCCAGCAGCTCTGCGCCGAGCAACTGATCACCCGCCGCGACCGCAACGGCTTTCCCGTGCGCGAATGGCAAAAGATGCGCGAGCGCAACGAGGCGCTGGACTGCTACATCTATGCCCGCGCCGCCGCGTCCAGCGCGGGGCTGGATCGTTTCGAGGAACGCCACTGGCGGGAACTGGAGCGACAGATCGGGGTAGCACCCCCACCGGATGAGCCACCGCCCATCCACGACATCGAATTGAACGAGGCCACCCCCAGCGGTGGCCTCGCTGTTTCTGGCAACCGCAACACCGGCAGGCGCGTCATCAAGAGCCGCTGGCTGACGAGATGAGGACACCGTGACCTACACCAACGCACAACTCAAAACGCTCAGGAAGGCGTTGGCCACCGGCGAACGCCGCGTGAGCTTCGGCGACAAGACGGTCGAGTACCGCAGCATCGAAGAACTGCAGGCCGCCATCCGCACGGTCGAGGCCGAGATCGCGCGCAGCACCGGCGTGCCTGCGAAGCGCCAGATCCGCGTCACGACGGCGAAGGGGTTCTGATGGCCTGGTACTCAAAGATTCGCGGCCTGTTCGGCCAGTCACCCGTTCACGAAGCCGCAGGCCGGGGCCGCCGCGCGCTGGCGTGGATGCCCGGCAACCCCGGCGCGGTGGCGGCGATGCTGGCCACCAGTACCGAATTGCGCATCAAGAGCCGCGACCTCGTGCGCCGCAATGCTTGGGCGCAGGCCGGTATCGAAGCCTTCGTGGCCAACGCGGTCGGCACCGGCATCAAGCCACAGAGCCTGTCGGGCGACGAAGGCTTCAAGACCGCCGTGCAGGCGCTGTGGCGCGATTGGGTCGAGGAAGCCGACGCGGCAGGCCAGACCGATTTCTACGGCCTGCAGGCGCTGGCCTGTCGGGCGATGCTCGAAGGCGGCGAATGCCTGATCCGCCTGCGCCCGCGCCGTCCGGAGGATGGCCTCTCGGTGCCCTTGCAGTTGCAACTGCTGGAGCCGGAGCACCTGCCGATCTCGCTCAACACCGACTTGCCGTCCGGCAACACGGTGCGCTCGGGCATCGAGTTCGACACGATGGGGCGGCGTGTGGCCTACCACCTGTACCGCTCGCACCCAGAGGATGGCGGTCTGGCACCGATGTCCGGCCACGGCGGCATGGACACGGTGCGCATCCCCGCTACGGAAATCATCCACCTCTACCGCGTGCTGCGCCCGGGCCAGATTCGCGGCGAGCCGTGGCTGTCGCGCGCGCTGGTCAAGTTGAACGAGCTGGATCAGTACGACGACGCCGAGCTGGTGCGTAAGAAAACCGCCGCGATGTTCGCGGGCTTCGTCACGCGGGCCAACCCGGAAGACAACCTGATGGGTGAAGGCGCGGCGGACGCCGACGGCATCGCGCTCGCCGGACTGGAGCCTGGCACCTTGCAGATTCTGGAGCCGGGTGAGGACATCAAGTTCTCCGACCCCGCCGACGTGGGCGGTTCCTACTCCGAGTTCCTGCGCACGCAGTTCCGCGCCGTCGCCGCCGCCATTGGCATCACCTACGAGCAGTTGACCGGCGATCTGACCGGCGTGAACTACTCGTCCATCCGTGCCGGGATGCTGGAGTTCCGCCGTCGCTGCGAGATGGTGCAGCACGGCGTGCTGGTGCATCAGCTGTGCCGTCCGGTGTGGGCGGCGTGGATGAAGCAGGCCGTGCTTGCCGGGGTGCTGGATGCGCCCGGTTTCGCGCGTGGCGGGTCTGCGCGCCGTCGCCAATACCTCGCGGCGAAGTGGGTGCCGCAAGGCTGGCAGTGGGTCGATCCGGAAAAGGAGTTCAAGGCGATGCTGCTGGCGATCCGATCCGGTTTGATGTCGCGCTCGGAAGCCATCTCGGCCAACGGCTACGACGCCGAGGACATCGACCGGGAGATCGCCGCCGACAACCAGCGTGCCGACGAGCTTGGGCTGATCTTCGACTCCGACGCCCGCTACACGACGCGGGACGGCTCCATCGCCAAATCCGGCCGCGACGCGCTCGCGCCCGATGACACCGGCGTCGGTTCGCTCGACTGACCGCCTGACTTTTTCCGAGGAAATCCCATGACCGTGCTGCCACATCTGGCGGCGCGCCTCTTTGGCGTGCCGCTGGCGATCCATCGCCCCAAACTTGACATCATCCTCTCCGTGCTCGGCACGCGCGTCGGTATCACCGACATGGCTGCGCCTGCGGACTGCGCGCCGCCCGTGCGCCAGCCGACGCCCGCGACCAGCAAGGTCGCCGTCGTCCCGATCCACGGCACGTTGGTACGCCGCACCTCCGGCCTCGAAGCCGCATCGGGCCTTGCCAGCTACACCGACATCGCGGCGCAGATCGATGCGGCGCTGGCCAGCCCCGATGTTGCTGCCATCCTGCTGGACGTCGATTCTCCCGGTGGCGAGTCGAGTGGCGTGTTCGATCTGGCCGACCGCATCCGCGTGGCGGCGCAGGTGAAACCCGTCTGGGCCGTGGCCAACGACATGGCGTTTTCGGCAGCCTACGCGCTGGCGTCCGCCGCAAGCCGCGTGTTCGTCGCACGCACCGGCGGCGTCGGCTCGATTGGTGTCATCGCCATGCACGTCGACCAGTCGGTGAAGGACGCAAAGACCGGCCTTCATTACACCGCCGTGTTTGCGGGCGAACGCAAGAACGACCTCAACCCGCACGAGCCGATCTCCGACACAGCGCACGCCGTCCTCAAGGCCGAGGTGGATCGCATCTACGGCCTGTTCGTCGAGACGGTCGCGCGCCATCGCGGCCTTGATGCCGACGCCGTGCGTGCCACTGAAGCGGGCTTGTTCTTCGGCGAATCCGCCATCGCTACGGGTCTGGCCGATGCCGTCGGCAGCTTCGACGACGCGCTCGCGCAGCTCAACGCCTCGCTTTCCCCACTCCCGACTCGGGCGGCTTCGGCTGGCCAAGCGGGCTTTCTTCGCAACCACCAGATGGAGTCTTCCATGAATGAACGATCCGACCCCGCTGCTGTTGATCGGCCTCTTGCTGATCTTGCTGGCAGTCCTGCTCAACCGTCCGCCGCCGCCACCTTGAACGTGGCCGATGCCATCGAGATCGCGCAAACCTGCACGCTCGCTGGCCGCGCCGATCTGATCGCGGGTTTCCTCGAAACCAACACCGCGCCCGCCACGGTGCGCAGCCGACTGCTCGCGGCGCAGGCCGAAGCCAGTCCGGAAATCACCAGCCGCATCGCGCCCGACGCCGCGCGCCCTCCGGCCAGCAATCCGCTGATCGACGCGGCCAAACAACTTGCGGCCCAGTCCGCCAAGAAGGAGATCTGACATGCCCACCCTCGCCGAACCGCTGAATCTGGGCGACCTGCTCAAGTACGAAGCGCCCAACCTCTACTCGCGCGACCGCATCACCGTCGCCTCCGGCCAGAACCTGCCGCTCGGCACGGTGCTGGGCTTGGTCACCGCCAGCGGCAAGTACAAGCAGATCGACCCGTCCGCCGAGGACGGCACGCAGGTCGCCGCCGCCGTGCTGCTGCAAGTCTGCGATGCCTCGCTCGCCGACCGCGATGACGGCCTCGTCGTCGCGCGCCACGCCATCGTCGCCGACCACGCGCTCGCGTGGCCCGACGCCATCACCAATGCCGAAAAACTCGCCGCCGTCG